ATGACTTTGGTGGTGGAATGATGCAACCAGTTTACAATCATCAATAAATAATGTACAATAGAAATTTGATATTTTGTTATGACCAACGAGAACGCTTTGTGGGAAGACATGAGAAAACTCAATGCTCTCTATGAAGAACTTTGTTGGGGGCATGACGATGAATTAGTTTTCACACATGATGGTGAAGAGATCATCGTCTATAACAAAACAAAACAAGAAGCTCAAAACAAATCCGAGCTTTGATTCCTAAAATGGTCGGAAAAAATTTCCGGCCATTTTTTTGTTGGCCAGGTTCACTATGAGAATTGCTGTCATTGGTGGGGGAACTGGAGGACTAGTCACTGCAATGGTGATGTGTTCCAGATCTCCAGAGAATTTAAAAGTAGATCTCATCCATGATCCCAACTCACCTATTATTGGTGTGGGAGAAACACTAGCGCATGATTTTGTTCAACTTTTAAGGGGAGCATTACAGTTTCAGTTTCCCTTTGATATGGAACAAATCAATGCAAGGACAAAATATGGACTCGCTCTGGTAGATTGGAGAGAGTCGCATGATTTTCCTGCGAGTCTTAATGGATATCTTTCTAATTCATGTCAGGGCATACATGCTGACACTTATGCATGGAGAGGTTTTGTTTTACCTAGACTGAAACATTACTGGGGACATAAGTTTAAAGAAGTTCATGGTACTGTAGATAGGTTTTGGCAGGACTCTAGAAGGGCATACCTCTCTATGGATGGAGAGACGCACGAATATCATTATATTATTGACTGTAGAGGTATTCCGACTGAACTGGATGATACTTTTGATCAACCAGAGTCCATTACAGTCAATTCTGTTATTATTAATGTATGCGATAAACCTGGAGATTGGGATTGGACATATCACATTGCTCATCCTAACGGTTGGATGTTTGGTATTCCAGTAAGTTACAGGAGCACTTGGGGATATCTCTATAACAATAAGATCACTACAAAAGAAGAGGCCATTGAGGACTCACATAGATTCCTTAGAGAACATAGGATTCCTAGACAACATATTGATTACGATAAACTTAGAGATAACGTAAAGTCTTTTAGTTGGCCTCATTATCACTCGAAGAAGTTTGCTGATAGAAGAATTCTGAGAAATGGAAATGCTCTCTATACATATGAACCTCTTCATGGATATGGAGTTCCTCTCTATACAACTCTTGCCACTTTAGCGATTGATTATTTTACATATGATATGTCAGAGAATGAATTGAATGATCAGTACACTGCATATCTAAGTTCATTCCGAGATCTTATCGCTTTCCATTATCACAAGGGTAGTATTCATGATACTTCTTTCTGGAGGTGGGCATCAGAAGTCTCCTCAAAACAAATCGAAAATTCCGAATGGATGAGAATATGCCTTGCAGATAACTTTACTCTGGAAGGTGCTGTTCAGATGGATGACACTTGGACCACCGCACCCATTGCCCATCCAATGTTTATCTGGGAACTTGATAGGGTTATGAACTTTGGATACTTTGAACATCTCCCAGAACTCGCTCATGTATGTCCTACCTGTAAGTAGAAATACTCAAATTTTCCCCCTTGACAGGAAAACCGTACCGTGTTAATATAAATACATCAACAAGTTAAGGAATGTAAAGTTCCTTAAAAAAGTTGTTACATCCCTGCCGCTTGACGGAGGCTAGGCAGGGTTACCAATCCGCCTCTCATATCCCAGTCTGAGGGTGACTGGGAAATAAGTACCTCCACCATTTCCCTGATGGATCTACTTACTTTTTTTCAAAACAATGACTGCTACACTTTCACGTCAAAAACAATCGAATACTTGGGAACAGTTCTGCGAGTGGGTCACCAGCACCGACAACCGCCTCTATGTGGGTTGGTTCGGCGTTCTGATGATTCCCTGCCTGCTGGCTGCTACGACTTGTTTCATTATCGCCTTCATCGGTGCTCCCCCTGTGGACATCGACGGCATCCGCGAACCAGTTGCTGGTTCTCTCATGTATGGTAATAACATCATCTCTGGTGCTGTTATCCCTTCTTCTAACGCCATTGGTCTTCACTTCTACCCCATCTGGGAAGCTGCTTCCCTTGATGAATGGCTTTACAACGGTGGTCCTTTCCAACTCGTTGTCTTCCACTTCCTGATCGGCATCTATGCCTATATGGGTCGTGAGTGGGAACTTTCTTACCGTCTTGGTATGCGTCCTTGGATCTGCGTTGCATACTCTGCTCCTGTCGCTGCAGCGAGTGCAGTGTTCCTGGTCTATCCTTTCGGTCAAGGTTCTTTCTCTGATGCGATGCCCCTGGGTATCAGTGGTACTTTCAACTACATGCTTGTCTTCCAGGCAGAACACAACATCCTGATGCACCCCTTCCACATGCTGGGTGTCGCTGGTGTCTTCGGTGGTTCTCTGTTCAGTGCTATGCACGGTTCTCTGGTTACCTCTTCGCTGGTTCGTGAAACCACCGAAACTGAGTCCCAGAACTATGGATACAAGTTCGGTCAAGAAGAAGAGACCTATAACATTGTTGCTGCACACGGTTACTTTGGTCGTCTGATCTTCCAGTATGCTTCTTTCAATAATAGCCGTTCTCTTCACTTCTTCCTTGCTGCTTGGCCAGTGGTCGGTATCTGGTTTACTGCTCTTGGTGTTAGCACTATGGCATTTAACCTGAATGGTTTCAACTTCAACCAGTCTATCGTTGATAGTCAGGGCAAAGTGATCAACACTTGGGCTGACGTTCTCAACCGTGCTGGTCTGGGTATGGAAGTGATGCACGAGAGGAACGCACACAATTTCCCTCTGGATCTTGCTGCTGCTGAGTCCACTCCTGTTGCACTCACCGCACCTGCAATCGGTTGATACTAGGATTCCTAATAAACGACGTTTATTAAGAAAACAACTAAGGGGACTTCGGTCCCCTTTCTTTTTCTCTGCATATGTAAAGATATGATAACTTCAGAGACACCTTACAAACTTGCTGAGATCATTCAAGATACTTGGCCACAACTGTACTATTTAAAAGAGGAAACAAAAAATGGTAGCAAGCACACTGAGTCCTCCACAGAGGGGCTGGTTTGATATTCTAGATGATTGGCTAAAACGAGATCGTTTCGTTTTTGTTGGTTGGTCTGGACTTTTACTCTTTCCCACGGCATATCTAGCAATTGGTGGGTGGTTAACTGGTACTTCGTTTGTCACCTCCTGGTACACCCACGGCATTGCCTCTTCGTACCTGGAAGGTTGTAACTTCCTTACCGCAGCTGTGTCCACCCCTGCAGATGCAATGGGACACTCTCTCCTCCTTCTGTGGGGTCCTGAGGCGCAAGGTGACTTTGTTCGGTGGTGTCAGTTAGGAGGACTCTGGACCTTCGTGGCACTTCACGGGGCCTTTGCCCTGATTGGTTTCATGTTGCGTCAGTTCGAGATTGCCCGTCTGGTCGGCATCCGTCCGTACAATGCAATCGCATTCTCGGGTCCTATTGCCGTATTTACTTCTGTATTTCTCATCTACCCACTTGGACAATCCAGTTGGTTCTTTGCTCCTTCCTTTGGAGTCGCTGCTATCTTCCGCTTCCTGCTCTTCCTACAGGGTTTCCACAACTGGACCCTGAACCCATTTCATATGATGGGTGTTGCAGGTATTCTTGGTGGAGCCTTGCTTTCTGCCATTCATGGTGTTACAGTAGAGAATACCTTGTATCAGGATGGTGAAGAAGCAAACACTTTCAAAGCTTTTGATACAACTCAAGAAGAAGAAACCTATTCGATGGTTACTGCTAACCGTTTCTGGTCACAGATATTCGGCATTGCCTTTAGTAATAAGCGTTGGCTTCACTTCTTTATGCTTTTTGTACCCGTCATGGGTCTTTGGACTTCTTCTATTGGTATCATTGGTCTCGCTCTTAATCTCCGTGCTTACGACTTCGTATCGCAAGAAATCAGAGCAGCAGAAGATCCTGAATTCGAGACGTTCTACACAAAGAATATCTTATTGAATGAAGGCCTTCGTAATTGGATGGCATCCGTTGACCAACCACATGAGAACTTCGTTTTCCCTGAAGAGGTATTACCCAGAGGTAACGCACTTTAATTTTATGCACGGAAATCTTGAACCAGAGGAACATGTTATGGAAGAGGCTGTGAGATATCCTGGACCTATGCTTGGACAACTTGCCCTTGCTCTAGAAGAACTTGGGTGGGATGCCAATGATGAAGTTGCTGTTGAGATTGGTGGTGTTGCTGTAACTGGCACCGCCACTAATCCCAATGGCAATCCCAAATGGTCTAAACCTTTTGGTACGGTAACGTATCAAAACGATGCTTTTATTGTTATCAAAAACAAAACTCGCAGTCCTTTTGTGCCAAGTCAACCTAATCCTGACTTGAAACAAAAACATTCAATAGATTCAAAAGAATAAACTGAATACATAAGAGTAGTTGCAAAGACTCAATGAAATTCTTTTTTGCACTTTTAGCTACTCTTTTCCTTGCAGCACCTGCATGGGCAGTTGACATCACAATGGGTTCAAATGGAAACTTGATTTTTGAACCCGCAGATGTTACAATCAATGCAGGGGATACGGTTCACTTTGTGAACGGAATGCTTCCTCCACATAACGTAATTGTGGAGGATCATCCCGAACTCTCTCATGGCGATCTTGCATTTGCCCCTGGTGAGAGTTTTGATATTACTTTTCCAGAGGCAGGAGACTACACTTTCTGGTGTGATCCACATAAAGGTGCTGGAATGATTGGAACTTTACATGTATCATGACCAAATTGATTCCGAAAACGGACTCTCGTTATTTTTCACAGACATCTAACGAACCATATATCCGTCACAGATATAAAGTTGTCAAAGATGATGGCAACTTTGTAATCTTTGACAACTGGGAAGACACCCAGAGACTATGGTGGAATACGCCATCACAATTTCTTTCTCATGTTGAGGTATTAGATGGGTGATATGTTAAAGAAAATAGAGTTGGATTTGTTTCCAACTCCTGTTTCTCTATACAATTTAGAGAATGTTGACTTCTCTGCACTGTTAGATATTATTGATTCTGAACAATCTGATGCCAGAGAATTTCATTTGACTCCAAATGGAAAAACTACCTTTAGAGGTTCGGGGTCTAATGAAAGTAGTATTTTGGGTCGTCAAGAAACACGAGAGATTCGTAGAGAATTGATGAAGTGTGTTCGAGACTACACTGAAAGGCTCGGTATTCATAATATCGATATCTGTGAGAGTTGGTTTAATATTACTGAACCAGGAGGAAGTTTAGGACTTCACCGACATGAAGGCAGTGTTGTGAGTGGAGCTCTTTATCCCCGTTTGATGGGAGATGTGTCTCCTCTACTCTTCAAGAGTCCTATTAGTATGTACAAGATGAATGAATTGTACAGACCTGGAACAGAAGCTCAACATGCCTTTGGATTCAATACAGTATGGCCAGACACTGGTATTCTAGTATTATTCCCAAGTTGGCTGGAACACACAGTCGATAAAGAAGTAGGCCATAGGTTGGTCGTCAGTTTTAATACCTATTATACAAATGAACCACTCGAATAAGTATGTTCCTCAGGAATACTTTTCTGTCATCTACAAGGCAACAGGAAAGAAGAAGTGTGATTGCGGTTGGGAAATGGATGCGATCAATATGGTTGCTAAGAATCCAAAAGAACTAACTTACATTCGAAGCACTAATCATCTTATGGGGCAAGTCATTGATGTGACTCCGCCACCTGCACTTCCCACCAATGAGATTGTCGTGAATATGGATGGTGGTGTTGGTGGATCTTGGATGGAAGTACCAGAAGAAGAGTTTGATAAGATGTTCCCATCCCCCGATATTAAACAACTAAACCAGAGCACTGCTGAGGTATTCAACCCATGAGTTTTGTCATATACAGTAAGAGTGGATGTCCCTTCTGCACTAAAGTAGAAAGACTTATGAATCTTGCCGAACAACAACATGTTGTGTATAAACTGAATCGAGATTTTACTCGTGAAGAATTTTATGAAAAGTTCGGAAACGGATCTACATTTCCTAGAGTTCTTGTAGATGAACAAATTATCGGCGGCTGCACCGAAACTGTTAGTTACTTTAAGGAAAATAATATTATATGAATCTCAGTGAATTGGTGTTTGAGTATAATAATTTTTTGGATGATTGGTTCTGTGATAACTTTATTCATTGGTTTTATTCTGATGACACCAAAAGAATTAGAGGGCAAGTATTACAGAATGGATCCTTAGAGACCAATAATGACAAGAAGTGTGCAGAACAAGCATATTTCAATGGACATCCCATGGAAACTATGTTCATCTCCATGACTTCGGATCTCTTAGATGCCTATCAAACTCATACATCGATACCACTGGATCCTCTTTTTTTACAAGATCTTTCTATAAAAAGATATCCTAAAGATTCTGGATTTTTTGGAACACATACTGATGCTGGTCCTGGATATGCATCTACACGAGTAGTTTCTTTAGTTGTATATTTAAATGATGTTCAGGATGGAGGTGGAACTTATTTCCCCGATCTTGACTTAATGGTTAAAGCCGAAAAAGGAAAGGCACTATTATTTCCATCTAACTATTTGTTCAGACACTCTGGAGAAATACCAAAATCAAATGAAAAGTATTCTATCACTGGATTCTGGCATTATTTGAACAATTAATCTAAATAATTAAGACCCTCGCAGAAATGCATGGAAGTCTTTAGCTCACCTGAAGATTACCTTTTTAATCTTCATACTTGTTCACCAGGAGAAGCTAAGAGAATATGGAAAGACTCCATTAAAGAATCATTTGGTTATAAGTGCGCCTACTGTGGATCTAGAGAGTCACTAACTCTAGACCACATTGTTCCTCGTTTTCATGGTGGCACAGACGAAACAAAGAATTTGGTTTGTGCATGTGCCGAATGTAATGCATCCAAATCACATGAAGATTGGCGTGGTTGGTACACTCGTCAAGATTTCTATGATCCTTACAAGGAAGAGCGCATTGTCGAGTGGCAAAAACAGAATATTGCAAATCTCAGCAACTACGTTGAGACAGGGCGGGCAGGAATGATCTTGACCCGCAATAATTTTGTCTATAAAAAACTTAAGAAAAAATAAAATGGTGTAGTATCGATACATAAAATTGTAACGAATTATACCATCATTGACATAAATATTACTGCTGGTATATAATACCAATACGTTCATCCATTCGCTATTTGCGAATAGCGAATAGGACGCAAGTAAGTCGCGGAACGGAGCGTTCATCCTATGTTATCAATTTTGACTGTGTTTGCCCTTCATGTTCCACCTGAGATGTATCTTAGGTGTGAAGACTTTGACTGGTTGGCAAATCGTCTGGCGAGAACTGAAGTTTTTACCGTTAGTGAGAAATTAGATCTTCTTACTAACTGGATGAATCATACAGATCCTCATTGTTTTGATAGCAAGGACGCAAACGACTGAAGGAACGGGTTTTAACCAACCTTAGTATTTCAGGTACAAACAAATGAACACACTTACTTTAATCAAAAAGCAAATCCAAAAGGCTAACGCACTTCACGATGCTCAGATTGCGATGACCACCTATCGTGGTGTTCGCTATGAGTGCCAACAAGGTGCTGAAGAAATTCATGGAACTTTTTGTTATAGAGGACACACTTACAACAAGTAGACCCATGCAGGCACTTCAAATCGCTGGACTGGGTACACTATTTTGTGTAAGTTTTATTTGTCTTATCTACGGTGAAGTCCTTCTACTAACGAAAAAATAAATGGAAAACTATGTCTATCATCGTGATGACATGGATAAAGCCAGCAGACCACCCAGTTGTTATCAACTCAAATACAGAGGAGTAACATACTGGTCCTGCTATCGGATACATTTATCCGAATATTTCGAACAATTACTATCGGTTGAACCTGTGTTCAATCGCAAACACTAGGGGTTGCCAACAACCCCTTTTTTTGTATAATGAGGCTAAATATGTGAAAGCAGGTGGATGACACACCGAATGGACCAGATTAAACCTGACCATTATGTTACACATGAAGAGTGTAACCGAATGATTGAAGATGCTATTCGGCAACATAATAGGAATGCTTCTTTGATTAGTATGACTCTTGGTATTATTTTTCTTGCACTATTTGCTGAAGGATTCTTCAGGGTTATTGGAATGATCCCCCCTTTCCTGGGCATTGATGTCAACATGGTGCAGGATATTGTTGACAAGGTAAAAGAACAACTTCTTTTAGCACTGCAATGACAGAAATGCCTCACTACCTGGAAATAATTGCCTGGTTGGGTCTCATATTCTTTGCCGTTTCCTTTTTTCTTCAGGGATTGATGATTGCTTCGGAGAGAAATGGATACCAACATACTCCAAAAATTAAATCTCATCCAGAAATAGAAGAGATTAAGGGCACTGGAGTTCTTTTGGGTGTTTCTTTTCCTAGACCCACTCCAGAATTACCAGAACTGGATGAAAATGATCCATATAAGGCCCTTCAAAAAAGAGCCTTCGAGAAAAAAATAGAAGAACTTTTCGAAGAACCATCCACTTATGAGGACGATGACGATGACGACTTCGGAGTGGCTGGAATTCGTTGAATTCACTAGTCAAATTTTATGGTTATTTGTCTCCTGGATGTCAGGAGTATTACTAGGTTACATGGTCGGCAGAATTCACGGAGGAGACTAATGTCAAGTCTAACATTTTATACAATTCTTGTTTTTGGATCCATTGGATTTTTTGTACTATGGGGATTGACACACGCCTACGGATAGAAACGTAGTTCTCGCAGGGAATTATTACACATGAGACAAAATTTAATCTTATTGGCGTGTCTTTCGCCAGTCGCAATCATCTACATAGTAATGAAACTTGCAGTATGGTTAACTGCCGTTAATGCTGAATCGGATTATGTCAGAAAAGAACCATTTCGACAACGAGGACCCTTCGTGGCAAATCCATATGAAGACGTTGATGAAGAGGAAGAGGAATATGGAAGTCGTACAGATTATCGATAATGCTCTTTATGAGTGGTATTCTGAACGAGGATTAACTGTACCACAGTGGAAACAACAAAAAAATCCACAGTGGTGGATTGATTATTTAATTGACTTAGGCATCGACCCGACAAACCCATGATGTTAAAGACTGCATTACTTTGGATCTCCATCCCATTTGTTATTACTACGTTGATAATGGGATTCTATAAAGGAGAGAATGATTACTACGATTCAGATGACTACGATGGTAATGGAACTGCCCACTAAATATTGATAACGTTTTGGTTATTATGAAAAAGAGAATACTAAAGTTGATTGAAAAATCTCTTCGGTTTCACCATCAAGACATCCATAAAGAATTGGATGAAATTAAACTCCATCTTGCTTCTATTATGGGCAAGTTGGAGTCTTTGAGTGTTGAAACAGATAATAAAGAGGCTTTAAAACAGGTTATCAAACACGAATTGAATAACACCTCTTTCAAATGGAACAATGAATATAAATTTGTTCCTGCTGGACAAAACGGTGACTCTCTGTTATCATACGAAGGCACCACTGAAGGACAATGACTTTTTTATTTCTGATCTTATTGAATTTTGTATTGTTTCTGTACATAAAAATTCGGTTGGAGAAAAAGTTTCAGAACTCTTACACTGTTTTCTTGACGGATGGTGAAGGTAATCGGCAGAGGTTGTCTGATACAATCTCTTACCTTTTGGAACAAAGTCAAGTCCAAGAGAAGAGACTTCTCTATATTGTAGATGAGATGGCCCAACAGTGGGATTCCATTGAACTCATTAAAGATCAATTAGAACTGGAGGATCAAAATGGATCACAACAAACATGAGAAACGCCGCGATGCTCTTGGATTGTTTTATGAGTCTGTGTTAAAGCCGGACTCTGAACTCCGACAGTGTGCTCATAACCAGGAATGTTATCATGAGTTGATGGAATGGCGCGAAGAAGTAATTAGGTATCTAGATGAAAGACGAAACCAAGAGTTTAATTCCTGAACATCCACATGCACATTTGATTGATTCTGGAAATTGGTATGATCATGGGACAGGAAAATTTGAACTCCGCAAGAACAGATTTGGATTGTGGTCTAGCTATGGTGAGGATGGTGCGGAGTATGTCACCGCACTTAACAAGGAAAGTTGTTTCACTGGAACTTTGTTCTTCCTACATGGCAAAAAATACGGATTTGCAGATGAAGCTAAATCGTATGCTGGAACTGTCGGTGGAAAACTGTAGTTGACTGATCCTATATAAGGAGATATAATGCCAACATATTGGGAGATTCCAAATGGCTCAACAACACTTAATCCAACTCCGTTACTGTTTTAAAGAGTTCCCCAAAACAACTCTTTCTGTATATCTGAAGGATATGAAAGAGGTTGAGAAGTACAAACAGGAACACCCAAATTATATGTTCTTGGAGACTCTTCAAAATGTATGAAGACTTAAATTGTTTTGAAAAGGCTCTTTCTCATTTTGGAACGAGAGTTGATATTATTGTTGCTCTTGAAGTCGGTGACAAAATTGATGGGGAAGTTGCCTATCAAATGATTAAAAAAGAACTTAAGGATCTGAAAAAGATTCGTAAACAATTTAAAATTGACTCCAATTGTGGAGATTGTGAACTATGAAAATTTTTCTTGATACAGCAAACATCGAAGAGATCCGTAAGGCGGATGCCACAGGTCTCATAGACGGTGTTACAACAAACCCAACTCTTATCCTTAAGTCGGGTAAAGACCCCGTAGAGACGATTAGGGAGATCTCTCAGGAGTTTCCTCACTTCGAATCTATTTCTGCAGAGGTTGTCGCTGACGATGCTCTGGAAATGCTCGAACAGGCCCAGGTCTTCAGAGACATGCCGAATGTTACTATCAAAGTACCATGTACAGTTGAGGGTCTCAAGGCATGTAAACTTCTCTGTGCAGCCGGATTTACTACCAATGTTACTTTGGTATTCTCTGTTGCACAGGCAATTCTTGCTGCAAAGGCTGGTGCAACTTATGTTTCTCCCTTTGTTGGAAGAGTATCCGATAACTCTTTTGGTGGTATCGAATTGATTCGTTCTATTTCCGAATGTTATCGTGAACATATGGTCCGCACTAATATCCTTTCCGCTTCACTTCGTGAAGTGAGTCAGGTTTCTCAATCCTTTACTTGTGGTGCAGAAGTCTGTACTATGCCTGTAAAGGTATTTGATAAAATGTACGATCATGTATTGACTGAGAAAGGTTTGGAACTTTTCCAAAAAGATTGGGATTCTATTAATGGCACTGTCTGATTCCGTTATTGAATCCCTAAAAGAAGCGGATGCTTGTCTTCGTAATGCCCTTGCGTATGCTGCTCGTCAAGAGGAACCATATGTGGCATTAAACATCTCTAAGATGTTAGTAGATATCGATTCTCTTATTTGTACTGATCGACTTCTCGATGACATGCAAGACATGCTTAACGATAAAAAACACGAAGACGATTAACATGTACACAATTTACGGTAAAAAAAACTGCGGTTTATGTAGAAAAATTATCATGGTTCTTGAGCTTCTTGGAAAGCCGTACAGCTATAAAGAACTCGAAGTTGATTTTACCGAGCAATATTTCATGGATAAATTTCCTGGAAAAAATCAGTTCCCGCAAGTAATGCTGGACGAAAAACACCTAGGAGATTGCAATGAAACTATTGCTTATCTCAAAGAACATCGCATCCTCAGTTGATGGGAGATCGTGATCTCCACATAAATAGAGGTGTGGACTTAATGCTATCGGGAGGCGGCCCAAAAGAGATCAAGGAGTCTAGAAAGACCTGGGAAGTCTACTTCGGTAAGTTGATCAATATCTTCCACAGAGAGATTGACTTTCACCTACAGGTTTCCCTTGATATAAGAAAGAAGTAATGCCCGTGGGAGGTACAGAACATGGAAGTAACACTTGTTGCGATATTTGTTTTAATAAGTGTGATGTTTTTGCTGATTGGTGGTATAATTGGTTGGTTATATCAGCAGCATCAGTTCTACACTGCGACACCCGCCCTCCATCCAGAGATGTTTGATGTCAATGGTAATGTTATTCCTGATGAAATTTTAGCCGTGAGGTTTGAAAACAATTATGACGACTACGAAGAGATCGACGACGAGGACTAAAAAAACCACGTCTACTACTGCGAAAAAAACCACAACAGGACCAAAGAGTATCAAAGTTCAAAAGATTGAACTGCGACCAAACTCTTTGGTCCATGAAATTCTTGGAGCAGTTGTGCAAGAGAGAACAAAGGCAAAGAAAGTAGATATTCTTCGCAATTATGGTGGAGACTTCCTGAAAGCTTTGTTCATTTGGAACTATGATCCGTCAGTGATCTCAATGATTCCTGCGGGGGATGTTCCATACCAACCTCTGACTGAAGAGGCTGCCCCAGATCCTAAGAGAGGTATCCCTCAACGTTCTACTCTGAGAAACGAGTGGAAACGTCTTTATGTTTTTGTTAAGGGTGGAAATGATGCCCTCAATAAGATCAAGAGGGAGACCATGTTTATCAATATGCTTGAGTCCTTGCATCCAGAAGAGGCAAAGGTTCTTTGTTTGGTTAAAGATAAGAATCTCCAAAGTGCATATCCAATCACTCAAGAGATTATCTCCGAAGCATATCCCGACATTCAATGGGGAGGTAGAAGTTAATGGGGAAGGGAGTGAATATCATTCACCAGGACTGTGATCCTTCTATGGCCGATGACAGATCTTTACCTTACACTGCATATCTTGTAGAGTATGAAGACAACGGACAACGAAAGTTTGATATTTCTGTCGCGCCAAAGAGAGTTGATATTTTCGATTATTACTGGGACAGATTTAGATCAGTAATTAATATGACTCAATCGGAAGGTAGAGTCAACCCTAAACTTTGGGGTGCTCAAGTTAAATCATCTAAGAAAAAATGACTGAAGATGGGAATGCCGAAGTCACCTATAACCTTGATGAAATTCAAAAGGTGACTCGGACTTATAAGAAATTGAAAAAGTACATGAAGTCAAACATCTATGAGATTCGTAGTCTCAGTGGTGTAGACGATACTATCACTAAATTATTGAGAGACTATGGCCCAGACGCAGAGAGTAAAGACAACACCACAGAACGTACAGGAGGCGAATGAAGCCCTCTTTTACGCTAAAATGAATCTTCCTGCTGCGGCGGATCATTGTGGTATGACCAATAAGGAAATGAAATTGACCTTTTGGGAATATTTAAAGTATCATCCGCCCATTTATACCAATGAAGACTCAGGTACTTGACAATTTTCTTGATTACTCCGACTTTAAAAAGTTGGAAGATCAAGTGATGAGTTTTTTATTTCCATGGAACTATTATGAGGGGATTGTATTGCCTGATGACGGCAAATATCAATTCACTCATTGTTTTTATAATGAGTATGAACCTAGGAGTCAGTATTGGCCATTGGTTCAACCTGTGTTTAAATCTTTAGGCGCATCTTCTGTTCTTAGGTGTAAGGCAAATTTACTACATAGAACATCTGAGATTCAGGTCAATGATTTCCACACGGATTATCCTAATTGTATTACTGCCATTTTGTATATGAGTACAAATAACGGCTATACAATTTTTCGTGATGGTACTAAAATAGATAGTGTATCTAATCGATTGGTAGTATTTGATTCTAATCTAGAACATGCTGGTACTACTTGTACTGACCTCAATCGTAGAGTGGTTATTAATTTCAACTACAACATATTTGAAGGTGTACCATGAATAAAGATAGACTTAAAATTCTCATAAAAAACTTGGAAGTATTACTTGAGAATTTAAAGACGGAAGTGTATGCTGATAAAGATGCATACATGAGAAAAGAAGAGTCTGAATTCGGATTTAGGTTCGAAGGCAGAGATGATGATGACGGTTATCCAGACTAATTATGAGTGCAAAACTAGTAAGTGTTACCCCTGACGCAGAAAAAACCATGGCGTATATTGCCAGGGTTTCGAATCCTGCAAATCAAGAGAATGAAAACTATGCGGGTCTCTTGAAGTATTGTATCGTTCACAACCACTGGTCTGTGTTCGAACAATCCACTATGACTCTTGAAATTGAGACTACCCGTGCAATCGCGGCTCAAATTTTGAGGCACCGCTCGTTCACATTTCAAGAGTTTTCCCAGCGGTATGCAGACAGTTCTCAGTTGGGTCAAATTCCTCTGCCTGAACTTCGCCGTCAGGACACAAAGAATCGTCAGAATTCTATTGACGATCTTGATCCCGAAACTGTGGATAAACTGCAGAGACAAATGAAAACTCTGTTTAGTAGTGCAGAAGCCTTGTATCAACAGATGCTTGGACTTGGCGTTGCAAAAGAGTGTGCTCGTAATGTATTGCCTCTCTGCACGCCGACAAGAATCTACATGACAGGCTCATGCCGTTCATGGATTCATTATATTAATCTGCGTTCTGCACATGGTACTCAGAAAGAACACATGAATATTGCTGAATCTTGTAAGGCAGTGTTTATGGAACAGTTCCCTGTGGTATCTGAAGCATTGGAGTGGACCTGATGGCAACGTACCCTGTAAAGAACACCGTAACTGGTGAAACTAAAGAGGTGGTCATGAGTGTTCATGATTGGGACCAGTGGAAACTAGATAATCCCGAGTGGGTTAGAGATTTCTCTGACCCCAGTACCTGCCCTGGTGTTGGTGAAGTCGGTGAGTGGAGAGACAAAATGTCCAAGACTCATCCTGGTTGGAACGAAGTTCTTAAAAAGTCGGAAAAATCTGCTGGTATTAGAGGCAGGTACAACAAACTATCTCGATAAAATTATGGCAAGAAGAAAGAGGAAGACTGACGATCCCATTGGAGTGGGAATGACAGCAAAACAAATGCGTCGCAAGAAACCAATCAACAGTGAGATGTTGGTTGATATTGAACCACTCACCGAGAATCAAGAGAAACTCTACTCTGCCTACGACGAGGGCAAGAACATCTTTGCATATGGTGCCGCAGGTACTGGTAAGACTTTTATTAGTCTCTATAAGGCACTCTGCGATGTTCTGGATGAGAATACTCCATACGAGAAACTCTACATCGTTCGTTCTCTTGTATCTACCAGAGAGATTGGATTCCTCCCTGGAGATCATGATGATAAGGCTGCTCTGTATCAGATCCCATACAAGAACATGGTCAAGTACATGTTTGAGATGGCTACTGATGCCGATTTCGAAATGTTGTATGGTAACCTGAAGACTCAGGAGACTATTTCTTTCTGGTCTACCTCATTCATTCGTGGCACAACAATGGATAACTGCATTGTGCTGGTCGATGAAATGCAAAACTTGAATTTTCATGAATTAGATAGTATAATTACACGAGTTGGAGACAACTGTAAGATTATTTTCTGTGGTGATGCTACTCAGACGGACCTTACAAAGTCCTATGAAAAAGATGGCATCATCGACTTTAAGAGAATTATTGAAGTCATGGAAGAAGACTTCGGTGTAATTGAATTCGGACTTGATGACATTGTGCGTTCGGGTCTTGTGAGAAATTACTTGGTTACTAAACTTGCCCTTGCTTTATAATGTTTATTCATCTCGACAAGCTAAAAGACTTTGATCTTGAAGCTAAAATGATTGATGGTGTACGATACTATACAACTCCTGGAGGAAGGCCTATGCCTTCCATCACCTCAGTCACCAGTTTCTATAATAGAAAAGTCTTTGAAGATTGGAGAGCCCGTGTTGGACAAGAAGAGGCGAATCGTATTTCTCGTGTTTCAACAACCAGAGGTACTAAATTTCACGACTTAGTTGAGAAGTATCTTCTCAATTTGGATGTCAAATCTCAGAACCCACTTCCTTCTACGATGGCATTGTTCCTCGCGGCAAAGGATTCTCTGGACAAGATAAATAATATACATGCACTTGAAAAGTCACTCTATAGTGACTATTTTGGCATTGCTGGGAGAGTCGATTGCATTGCGGAGTACGACGGAGAACTTTCGGTAATCGACTTTAAGACTTCCAAAAAAATTAAACCTGAAAAATGGATTGAACAATATTTTGTTCAAGAAACTGCATATGCCTGTATGTACTATGAAATGACAGGCGAAATCGTGAAAAAACTTGTCACCATTATGGTGGCTGAAAATGGAGACTGTGTTGTTTATGAAAAACGAAACAAAGGTGACTATATTAAACTTCTTACCAGGTATATTAAAGAATTCGTCACTTATAAACTCGGAGAGTATGGAGAAAGACGTTAACGACCTACTCAAGGAGAAGTTCTTGTGCCAATCTAAGTTTAGTCAGGACATTGAAGTCCTTGTTCTGAACTCAGACTTGAATTATATTGAGGCAATAGTAAGTTACTGCGAAGAAAACAATATTGAATTGGATTCTGTTTCTAAACTTATTTCTAAACCCCTCAAGGAAAAGTTAAAGAATGAGGCAATGGAACTTAATTTCTTGAAGAAAAGTTCTAGAGCAAAACTACCATTGTAATATGGAATGACGCCCTTTGATGTATATAAAACCTATCTTTCGTTTAAGAATCACTTTACGAAAGATAGTTATGACTTTTTTAAGTATAAGGGAAAGACTCGGGCAAACGAGTCTACATTTAAGAAAAGAAAGGATCGATATTTTTTCGAGAGGATGTCTCGGAAGAAAACCGATCAAGAAATACATGATTACTTTGTAGCTAGTTTTAGTCAGGCAGAAGACCCAAGATCAGTCTGGATCGGTCAGATTATAGACACTGGTGACCGCCGATATTCAGAGTGGTCCGATAAAATAAAGACACTTCAGTCAATGTTTGCTACTGAGGTGTCTGTTTTCATACAGAAGTCTAGGTTTGATGAACTCTTTGCTTGTAAAAACGGTAATCATTCAGACATTCTAAAGAAACATCTTCAGAATGCCATATCAATTGAAACCATGATATTATTGGATAGTATTCTTGGTTATGCTAAAGACTACGATTCTCAACTTTTTGACCCAGTGTGGGAAACCGTAAGTTTTAAAATTAGAAAGTATAAATCCTTTCTAAATATTGACATCCAAGAATACAAAAGGATTTTAAGGGAGAGTATAGTGTGACAGATTTTTTTGATTCCCCAGTGGTTCGTGCCGCTGTAACCGAATTAAATGAACTACAAGATGAGATGGCGAGATTGATGTTCAAACATCCAGCTTCTCTGACCCCAGAGGATAGAGAGGAACATCTTCGCCTCATGAAACAACTTTTGGAAAAACAAAAACTCTTCTACTTTCGTCTAAAAATGTCCGATGACCCTAGGGCAGTCAAGATGAAGGAAGGAATCATGGAATCTGCAAAGTTCTTGGGTCTTGAAGAGGGTCAACCAGTTGAGTCTTTCTTTGATAGCCTCACTCAGGTTCTTGTGGATCTGGAAAACAGGTTGGACCAGCCTGAAAGCTGGACCGAAGAGGTTGACGAGGACGAAGACTGGCGATATAATTAAAAAGTTCAATACCACTCAATACGAACAAATACGGAGAACACATGTCATTTGCAAATCTGAAGAAACAATCCCGCTCTGGATCTCTCACCGACAAACTGATGAAGAAGGTGGAGAAACTGAACGAAAAGGGTGGGTCATCTACGGATGATCGTTTCTGGAAACCTGCCGTTGATAAGGCAGGTAACGGTTATGCCGTTATTCGTTTCCTTCCCGCTGCTGAAGGATGCGATCTCCCCTGGGTGCAACTCTGGAGTCATGCATTCCAAGGCCCTGGTGGATGGTATATCGAAAACTCTCTGACCACTATTGGTAAACAGGATCCCGTTTCCGAGCACAATCGTGTTCTTTGGAACAGTGGTCTGGATTCTGATAAAGAAATCGCTCGGAAACAAAAGCGTAAACTGTCCTATTACGCCAACATTTATGTTGTCAAGGATTCTTCGAACCCCGAGAACGAAGGTAAAGTTTTCCTCTACAAGTTTGGCAAGAAGATCTTTGATAAGATCTCTGCAGCAATGCAACCTGAGTTTGAGGATGAAGATCCCATCAATCCTTTTGATTTCTGGACTGGTGCTAACTTCAAACTGAAGATCAAGAATGTTGCTGGTTATTGGAACTATGATAGTTCCGAGTTCGCAAAACCCAGTGCTTTGCTGGAGGATGATGATGAACTCGAACAGATCTATAACAACCTGCATGATCTGAATGCCTTCATTGCTCCTGATCAGTTCAAGGATTACGATGCACTGAAGAAGCGTCTTGATGCTGTCCTTGGCAACAAACAACAACTTCGTAAACCCGTTGACGAAGAGGTTGATGATGAGGACAACGATCGTGGTGATGTTGAGGAAGAACTCGCATCAATCGCTGCATCTGCGACTCGTAAAGCTCCTGTCGTTGAGGAGACCACCGATGAGGATGAAGATGATGCGATGAGTTACTTCCAGCGTCTCGCTGAAGACTGATACCAAAATCGATCTTTGATTCCCTAAATGGTCGGAAAAAATTTCCGGCCATTTTTTTATGCCTGGGGTTCGTTGTCTTCTGACTCAGGCAACAACCCCTTTACTTCTTCTATTTCCAAACACTTTTCGAATCTATCTCTCAATTCGTTCAATTTTGTCTGTTCTTGAAATTCTTGAATATAACCATTAATTTCTTTTTCGAGTGCATTTAGTGCCATACGATATTTCATCTTAATATCAATCAATCGCACCATATCCATGTAGAATTCGGTGCCCTTGTTGATAAATTCTTCGTAGGTCATTAGATACCAGTCAAACGTGGATTATATCCTTGTTTTAGAGAGTCAGTTACATATTGGGAAGATTCTTCATATCTCATGATCTTTTTCATATCATCAATAAACACGCCTAGGTATTGATTCTTTAATATGATGATATTTTTCTTTTGTTCGTTCAGGTCAAATTCATATTTGTAGTTTGTGATTGGAGTAATTCCTGTTCCTAAAATTACTTCACCATTTTCATCAAATACGGTTCCATGAAGATCTACTGTGGCGGCAGGTGATTGTTCAACGGGAATGTTGTCGTTGAATTTTAATTCCTGATTGGTTTTTTGATCATATATTGAGATGTTGTAGTTTGAATCGACAACTAATCCGTCAGGAATTACAGTTCTCGTAAAACCATCTTCGAAAGCAGAGGTTTCGTAGTGGTGTACTTTATATAAGTTTTCTTCTTCTCCATACTTATCCAGAAGATACTTTCTGAACGTCAGATCATCCATGGGCCAATCTTGCTGGTAGTTCTGGATGTTATTCGTGATTAAAATTACCCAGTCAAGGTTTGGATCTCCATACTGACGATCTGCAATTTCATCTGGACGAAGATTGCCAGGAATGGTGAAGTATTCATAAACAGTTGCAACTGAGGCAATATCTTCCCTTAATCTAGGTCTTTTGAAGATATTTTTTACGGTTACATACTCATCATTAGAACTTCTGTCTAATTGCCTGGAGACGTAATCGAGATTTGGGAAATACCTGAAATAACTTCTTACTGCCATTTTTTAGTACCCTACATAATCGTCGTTGATTTTTCTCAAATCGCCTTTATTTGTCTGATTGCCAAAATCATCAAAAGTGGCAACTCGGTTTGCATTGACATTTTGGTTGTAATCTGTGTTGTAGATTGGTTCCAGTTCAGCAAAGTCCATTTGAACTTTGTATGATACTGGTTGACCTTTATCAAATGCCTGCCAACTACCTTGAGGTGTGTAGTCTGTTTCGAATCTTGTCAGAGCACAAGGTTTGATAATATTTACACCTGGAATGTCTCTGAAGTTTTCTGTCACATATCTAATAGTGAAAATATTTGGTGTTCCGAGGAAGAACGATGGATCTCCTGCTTCTGCACCACCAACTGCTCCAGCATCCTTCTTTGCCGCAGAAAATTCTTTAAAATAACGAATAATTTGTCTGATTCTATTCGCTTCTTGTGGACTTCTGCAGGTGAATTGGAATTGGTAATTGAACTGTCTCATTTGTGGACCACGGAACATGAGTTCCATGTTTGAGTTTGGTACAAGTCCTGCCCCTCTTGCGAGAAGGGTTTCTGGACTAATATCAAATCCATACTTGTTTAATACACCACTTAAAAGTCCCGCAGCCGCTGCACTTGCACCGCCTCCAGCACCACTTTCAGTCAATAGTTTGAGTTGCATTGCAAGATTACTTGTTCCTCCGATTAGACCTCCGATTAATGGAAGACCAGAAAGTGCATTACCCAGAGCGTACCCTACAAAGTTTTGAGATACTAAACCTGTTGCTGCAGCACTCAAATTGTTGAGTTTATCTGCTTCCCAACTTACGGACGAAGTGTCCTTTACTGTATTGGGCATGGGGAGAATTACTCCTCCACCAACTTTGTATTTTAGTGCGGTTCCTCTTTTCAATCCTTTGGTGAGGATATTTGATCTATCGTCTCTAGATTCAATGAAACCTTCTCTGGTGGGTGGTTGATATGAATAACACTGAATAACCATCCTATCCTGGAGGTTGGACATATCAATAGGATAGATTAATGGTACAATTGAGGCGTTTCTCTCATTTGCCGTTATGTAATTAGTAACGTCATATTGAGTGATAACAGCCATGGGATCAAAGGCACCTTTAATTAATGTTGCAATCGTTGTCCCTAAGTTAGAAGTGCCAGTTGGATTTGCATACGAAATTGGTTCTCCGTTGGAGGAGATTGGTGTCGTTGCTGGACTAGAGGCATAAAGTCCTTGTCTTGGTTGTGCTGCCCAGGGTGGTAGTGGAGGTTTTTTTCTTGATTGTCCTCCAGAGAAAGCGGAACCTCTTCTTGTATATTCTGCTCTGATTGCAGTTTGAATTGCTTCGTGAAAACGTTGTTTATCTCTAGCATTCAGAGCAAGAATGAGAGCATTTTTTGTCCAGTCACCGTCTGTGTAGATAACATCTGGGGTTGCCTTATTAGTCCCTGTTTCAATTACACGAACTTTTGCTTCCTGGAAGTCATACTCCAAGACATATTCAATCACAACTCCATTGAGAGTTTGAGTGATTGGTGGATCTAATTTGACGGTTTGAAATGCCATTACTTCCAGGCCCTGTATTTGGGATACTTTTTCCCACGTTTGTCAACAAATCTTTCTGTGGGTAATAACGAAATACTCGCCCAATCTTCATCGTCTGGAACTTTATATAGATTTCCAACACCAGAGTAAAAATATTTGTGCAAGGAATTTTTGGGTACACTTGCCCCTCTGGACTTATTTATTAGGCTTTTCGCAACGGCATCTCTATAATCTGGATTTATATAATGTAAGTTTGCACCAAGAAATCCATCTCTCAAAAATTCTAGGACAAATACTAGAGGTTGCATGTCCCAAAAGTCATAGTTCTGTGGATATGCCGCACCATAAGAAAAGAAGACCAAACTCCCAACTTCAATCCAACCAGTATCACTTGTGCTGATGTCTGGATCTTGCAGTCCAGAAAGGGACTCTTCTAGTTGAGCAATATACCAATCGGCACTCTTATTTTGTTTTCCTGCTTTTTGTTTGATTTCTTCTGCGATCATTTGATTCCTAGTTCGTCTTCGGTCATAATTTTGAATTCATAATTACGATCCGCACAAAACTCTTCCGCTGCCTTCCATTTTGCCTGATTTACTGCCCACAGTTCAACACTTCGAACCCAGGCCTTTGTTCTTTTCTTGGGATTTGTTGGGGGCATTTGAACTTCTTTCTTAGGTTTGATCTCAATGACCATAACCCTTCTTTTTCCCGTTGCGTCAATATACTTTACAAAAAAGTCAGGAAAATAACGATGATACCTATTATCTAGTGGAGATTTATACAGAATGCAGAATTCTTCAGATTGCCATTGGTATACACTCTCATTCAGATCACAGTACCTCATAAACTTTCGCTCCCAAAGTGACCTATAAATAATATTTGTAGGGTCGCCCTTGTATTTTTTGGGATACTCTGGTTTATATTTTCCTTTGTAGGACATATACATAGTATAAAGGATCTTAGTATTTATCCATGTCTAATAAAGGTCAAAGTGCTAATCATAGACGTGTGGAGAACGGCAATTCTCCATATCTTGTAGATGTGGATGCGAATGGAGGAAATCAGAGAAGTTTTCAGAACTACTTGAGTTCTCCTTCTACTTCAAATCATTACAAAGTAAATTTAAATCTGGCTAAGGTCACCAGTGGTCAGAATATGGACCGACTGTCCGAATGGTTGACCAGTGCAGGTGTTTTTGGTGCTGATGAACCACAAAGATTCGATTTCTTGTGTTCAGAGACTATGTTGCCTGGAACAAGTGTTGAGACATTTACGGAACTTGGAAGTAGGCAGGGACTTGAGGAATTTTTTCCTACTAGAAAGATCTACAATGATCTGAGTATGACATTCTATGTCTCCTCCGATTACAGAATTTTGAAACTTTTTCAAGAGTGGATGAATTTTATCAATCCACTTTATGATCCATCCATCGGCAAACTCAAATCAGCATCTCCTGGCGGATATCCATCTTTAAGAGATATTCAGAGTTTCCATAGACATCGTTATCCCATAGAATATCGTAGAGAAATTTCTGTAACTAAATTTGAGAGAGACATTGGCAATCTCAAGGGAAGAAATTTTGGACCTGGTAATAAGTTGATGTATGTCTTTATCAACGCATTCCCAATCAATATCAATTCCGTTCCCTTGTCCTACGATGAAGCACAAGTACTAAAAGTTACAGTTGACTTTAAGTATGATAGATATACTCTCGTACATACTGGCCAACCAGTTGTTCCTGCAGAAAAAGCGGAACAACCAACTGATGTTGAGGGCAACAAACTTGCATCTTCTAGTGCAAATGTAAATGACGGAAGAGCCCCATGGGATGTTGGTTCCCCATCTCCATTCTTAGGAGAAAACCCAACATTTGGAGTAAGTCCAACACTTAAAGAGTTTAATTCACCTCTGCTCAATAAGCCAACCTAAATAAATCACTGATCTAAATTATTATGCCCTTACCAAAGATCTCAACCCCAACTTATGAGTTGACTTTACCCTCTACTGGAAAGACTGTAAAGTTTAGACCTTTTCTAGTTAAAGAAGAAAAAATTCTAATTCTGGCATTAGAGAGTCAAGATACAAAACAAATTACTGATGCCATCAAACAAGTATTGAAAGATTGTGTTCTTACTAGAGGAATCAAAGTAGAACAACTTCCTACATTTGACATTGAATACTTGTTCCTAAACATTCGTGGTAAGTCTGTTTCTGAATCTGTAGATCTTATCATCACTTGCGGAGATGACGGGGTAACGCAAGTACCAGTGAGTGTCTTTATTGATGAGATCGAAGTCGTAAAAGATCCAGAACATACGCCTGATATTCGAATTGATAATGACATCATGATTCGAATGAAATATCCTTCGATGGAGGAATTCGTTAAAAACAACTTCACCGTAGAAGGCGATGATGTCAACGAAGTCGAACAATCCTTTGAAATCATTGCGTCGTGCATTGAACAGATTTATACTGAAGAAGACGCCTGGGCTAGCGAGGATATTAGTAAGAAAGAAATGGTTTCTTGGATTGAAGGACTGACCTCCGAACAATTCAAGAAGATTGAAAGATTCTTTGAGACTATGCCCAAACTTTCTCATACAATGAATGTGAGAAACCCAAATACTGGCGAAAACAATACTGTCGTTCTGGAGGGATTGACGAGTTTTTTCGCTTAGTAATGTCTCAGATGAATCTTGAGGCATACTTTAGAATTAATTTCGCTCTCATGCAGTTCCATAAATACAGCTTGACAGAGATCGAAAATATGATGCCCTGGGAACGGGACATTTATGTAGGGTTGCTGAAACAGCATATTGAAGAAGAGAATCTCAAAGCACAACAAAGAGCTGCTAATCAGTAATGAAACTTACCTCCATTAGACCAAAAAGTATACTAAGAAGAGGTTCCAAGAAAATTGGAGCAAAGACTCTTCGTGGTGGTTCTCGGGCTGGTCTCTTTGGTGGTAAGTCTATTGGATCTGCACTTGGAAATGCATTTAAGGGCAAGGTAAAGGCTGCTCCTAATGGACTAGGTTCAGTCATTCAGAATATCTCCCAAACAGTTGGTGGTGGAGATCAGTCCAACGTAGTAAATATCAACAAGTTTATTCAGCAGAAGGTTTCTGACGCGCTGAGTAAGACAGGATCACTTTCCGCTCAGGTGCAGATGCCTCAGTTGGATGGTATCCTCAATGCCTTTGGAGGTATTGCAGATTATATGAGAAGTCTTGCTGATCCTTCAGCATTGAGTGACTTCTCTCGTGGAATAGATTCTATTAATGAATCTTTAGAGAAAACCACCGATCTTGTAGTAAAGGTTAGATCCTTTATCAAGAAACTTGTCAAAGATCTTCGTAAAGTAAAAGGTAAAGGAGGAGATGGTGGTGGTGGCCTTCTGGGTGCCGCTGCTCTAGGATTGGGTGGTGCCGCTGCTGCTGGAGGTGCTAAGAAAGGGTTATTAAAGAAGGGTGGAGGTGCCCTTGCGAAATTCTTTGGTGGAAAGAAAGGTAAGTTGCTCCTTGGTCTTGGTGGACTGGGATTGATTGGTGCTGGTGCAGCGAGTGCATCAGAAGGTCCTACTGGGGAACCAATTGAAATTCCACCTGCAATTCCAGAAGAAGATGTAAATATCTTTAATAAGACTGTAGATGATTTTAGTAAGTTCGTAAAGAAACTGCTTGAGGCTCCACCAAAACCTCCTGGAAAGGGATCTGAACAAAAACCAGCTCCAAGTTCTTCAACTCCCACCAGTTCTCCTATGAGTTCTGGTCCCAGTGGACCAGTTGCTGGTGTTACTACTCCAGAGGCAAAAGCCGCGATTCAAACTATCACTCAATTGGAAGGGACTTCTGGACCAGGTGGTTATAGTAGATGGTTCGGTGATCGTCAGGGTGAGATGAAGTATGGTGATATTACTGGAAAGACACTTCAAGAAGTAGATGATCTCCAGACACGGTTCTTACAGGATCCACAGTCACAATTTACAGATAGGAGTGGAAAGACTCAGAAATCTGCCGCAGTTGGTGCAGGACAGTTTACTTACCTCTTGGAACATGCTAGGAGGATGGATCCTAACGTAGATATTACCAAACAGACTTTTAGTGAAGAATATCAGAATAGACTTATGATGTTCCTTGCCAGAGAGAGGGGAGTCGATCTCAATAAACCTCTTACAGAGGCAGACATGACGAAGTTGGGTGGTGTATGGGCGAGTATGACACCACAATACAACCAGACATCTAGAACCGCAGCTCAAAGTTTGCAGGTTTACAATGAAAATCTTAAGAAGGTTAGGGCTCAAGGTGGAGTCTTACCACAGACTCCAGAGACTATGATTGACCCCGCAGGACCACAATCGAGTGCTGCAACTTCGCCCGAGACTATCGGTACGGTTGCTCAGGTTCCACAAACTCAGGTGGGTCAAAATAATGTTCAGGTAATCAATACAGGTATGGGAGATCAAGGTTCTGGTCAAATTGATCCCTCCAATGTTCCTGCACCATCTGTTGCCGCTAATACAGTTCCATTCCATATGCCTTATGATGAGGATAATATGGAAAGACTGGGAACCATTAGTCTCTATAACCTAATCAGTGCAAGCTAGTGCCATGATTGGAAATAACATCACCAGAAAACAGAAAGTTGTCGAGTCGATCTTTAAAAGATCTAAAAGGGAACTCGGTAGGGGTAAAGTTGAGTTTAGTCAATTAACAAATTTTCTGGAAAAAGCAAAGAATAAAGTTGACAGTGCGCCTACACTTACGGATAGAGAACTTTCTAAACTAAAGTCATTTGATATCTCTAAAGTCGGTGGCGATCAAAGTGGAGGTGGATTTGTTTCTAGTGCCTTAGGACTTCTTGGTTCTGTTGGACTTGGGATGGTTGGCGAGAATCTTGCAAAGAGATTCTTCGGCAAGAAACTTGCACAAAAGGGTGCAGAGACTGCAGCGAAAAAAGTAACTAAAGAAGTTGCACAAGAGGGTGTAGAGACCGCAGGAAAACTTGTCAGTAAAGAAGCTATTGAAGCTGGTGGAAAGGTTCTTGCGAAGGAAGGTACAGAGAAGGTAGCTAGTAAGGGTATTGGTAAATTACTAGGCAAAAAGATTCCAGTTGTTGGCGCTGCATTGGGAGGAATCTTCGCTGTTGAGAGAGCTATGAAGGGTGATCTACTTGGTGCTGCTGGAGAACTTGCATCTGGTGTGGCATCAACAGTCCCTGGATTTGGTACTGCTGCTTCTCTTGCTATTGATGGTGCTCTTCTCGCAAGAGACGTTAAGAAAGCTTCGGATGATGCAGATAAAACAAAGACAGATACAGATACAACTACAACCAAAGAGGGTTTAGAGGTTGTCCAGCCTCAAACATCGATGATGGACATGCCAAAGTTCCGCAAGGCTGTTGATGATTTTGGAAAAATTGAAATTGATTTTGCAAGTAGAACTTTTGGTGGTGGTGATCCCGCAACTGGACAAGCAAGACCAGTATCTAATGTTATGGAAGGTACTCCTGAGGCACCTGTCGCTCCTGGTGGTGGTCTTAAGTCTCTTGCAGACGCTGCAGAGAGTCTAAAGGGGATGAATAGTAATAGAAAGGAAACAGACTGGGGTAGGAATGGATGCGTTTGGTCAGTTAATCAGGTCTATAAGGCAGCAGGACTGACGCCACCCTGGGGGAATTCTTTGTGGGTTCCTACAGCTGAGAAGAAAATGATCGACGCTGGATATGTTGAGATTCCTCGTGATCAGAGACAACCTGGCGACATTATGATTAACTATAATACTCGTTACCCAGGGGATCCTGAACCACAGGCTCATATTGGTGTCGTTATCAACAATGGAAATGTGTTATCGAACTCATCGAGTAGGGCGTCGTTCAGTACAGAATTGTCTCCAGAGGGGTATGATAACATTTATGGAGGTGAAAGAGGTAAAATTTATCGAGCACCATCAACAATCACTAAACCTACAGTCTCAACAACACAGAATCCTGGCAATGTCAATGGTACTACTGCACTTGCTGGTACAAACCAAGTTGCCACAATACAAACACAAAAACCAAAACCTGGTGATATAAGAAAGACGACGAAAAAGGTTCAACTTCGTGGTGCTAGGACCAAAAAAGAAACCGTATATCAAAGATATGATGAGAACAATGGATGGCAAACTGCTACTGGACAGACTGCAGCAGAATTGGAAAAACTAATAAAACAACAAGAGTATGAGAGATCTCAACAGGGACGTGCAAACTTAACTTCACCTCCTGTTAATCGTGGTGTTCCCGATAGTATGGTTATGAGTAGAAAAACTCCAGTAGAAGCCGAGAGTCAAATGGTCTCTACATATACTTCATATAACAATCCTACGAACATGGTAAATAGTACAACACTCATCAATATATCAACTGGCGGTGGCAGTTCCAAACCACCAATGGTTGTTCAGATGGGTAATGGACAGACGGCAACAATTGTACCTCCTTCTGATTCTGCTGTTGCCCTAAAACTCGCAAAAGCAGTTCTCTACAATAAGTTGGTCTCCTAATGGCACAAGAGTTAGAAGCTATAACCTATAACGAAGCGACTCTGACATCTAATGATGGAAAGAGAGCGGAGGACATTTCGCAGTATATTAGTTCATTTGATTATTTTGAGGATATCCTTTCCTCTACAGTAACTGCAAGGGCTCATATCGTTAACACTACGGGATTATACAATAGACTTCCTATTCGTAGTGGGGAGAGATTTGACGTTGAAATTGCCAATGTCAAAGGACTTTTCAGTAGAAATAAGAAGAAACCTTTGTATGTTACTAGTGTTAGTAACTACATGTCAAAAGAAAATACGGAGAACTTTTATTTGCATTTTAGATCTCTGGAAGCCATTAGTAATGAAACTTCCAGATGTGTTAAAAAGTATGGGAAGGCATCTATTAGTGAACACGTTGAAGATATCTTGAAAAATGTATTGGAAACTGATAGAATAGGTACGATTGAGAGAACAGTAAATTCGTATGGTTTTTATGGCAATCAAAAGAAACCATTTTGGGTTTTGAAATGGTTGGGACCTAAAGGAATCCCTGCAGCAAAGAAACCATCTGGAACAAGTGGTGATGGAGAGACTGGAGAAGCAAAAGGAACATCAGGGTACTTTTTCTTTGAGAATGCCGATGGATTTAATTTTAGAAGTATCGAATCAATGGTTTCGAAAACAACTCAACCTATTGGTGGACGAGAAAAATCAATTCAAACTTTCGTATACAGTTCTGAAATTAGTGGAGAAGTAAAGGCATCACTCTCTAATAAGATTATTCAACATGTTTTAGAGAAAAATACAGAACTCTTGGGTTCTTTAAGAATTGGATTATATGGCAATAGAACGTTCTTCTTTAATCCATATAATCTCTCACTTGATAGATACGATTACACTCTTGATAACGAACTTGGAAACAAGTTAGGATCTGATAACTCAAACGGACTTCCTGAGTTTTTTACTCAAACTCCGAGTAGAATACTCGTTAGATCTTCTGACCGAGGCATGTTTAGTGACTCGATTACAGAAGACTCTGGAAGAGACAATGCCGATATGGCGAAGTCATATGCCAGATATAACCTGCTGTTCAGTCAGTCACTAAATATCAATGTGCCTCTAAATGCCAGTCTAAAAGCTGGTGACATTGTAAAAGTTATACTGCCCGACTCGGGTTCTCCCTCAAATAACAGAGTTGAAGTTGATGAACAGATGAGTGGTTACTACCTTATTAAGAACTTGAGGCATCATTTTGAAAAAGGAAGAGCAACCACATCTATCTCATTGATCAGAGACTCCTATGGTCTTTAGTAACAAAACACATGGAAAACATCGAAGCACACATCAAAGCTGATAAGGAAATTCTGGACAATCCCCAGACATCTCCTCAAGCACGCAGACATACAGAACAGGAACTGGCTGATCTGCAAGCATACGCAGAGCGTCATCCAGAAGATCATCACGATCCCACTCCACTTGAGTTGTATTGTGACACTCACCCAGATGCGTCTGAGTGTAGGATTTACGAAGACTGATATTCCTAATTATGGATGATACCCTTTTAAAGTCTCAATTTATGGGCAGAGACCAATTCACTTGGTGGATTGGTCAAGTTGCTCATCCAAAATATTGGAGAGATGGTAAAACCGAATTAAAAACATCCAACAGTGATAAAGAACTGGGGATGAGTTGGGCTTATCGTTGTAAAGTCCGCATCATTGGGTATCATCCCTTTTCTGGCAATGAACTTCATGATAAAGATTTGCCTTGGGCACATGTGATGGTTCCTGCTAGTCAGGGAACTGGTCATGGTGCTCTTGGTGAGTCTAGTCAAATGGTCGGTGGAGAAACTGTATTTGGGTTTTTCCTTGATGGGGATGAGGGACAACAACCAGTAGTTTTTGGTGCTCTTCATAGAAATCCAAATGCAGTAAGTAAGATCGGAACTAAAGAAGTAGAGAAAGAAGGTAGTTCTAGATTCAAAGCATATTCTGGCATCGGAGCACAAAAAGCATTGAACTCTGGAATTACCCAGAGACCTCCCAAAAATGACACTGATTTAAAAACTCCAACTGAGAATGCCAGTACAGAAAGAAAACCTACTGGTGGGGCATCTAAAAACCCAGATCAAATCTATCCAGAGAGTGATGCTGAAACTGCATTTGCTGGTGGTGGAACTCAGGCAACTATTCCCAATGGTTGTGAAAGTAACTTTTTAAGTGAAATTACTAATGCGATTAGAAGTTTTATCGCAACTACTAACAGTCTTACAGCATTCCTTGGGGTTTACGTTGATGCTGTGCAGAATTTCGTCCAAGATATTGGTAGACTGGTAAGTAAAACTGGCGCCATTATTTTGGGTATCATGAAGAAGGTTTTCAATAACCTTCGTGATCGACTGATGAAGTGGTTGGGTAAGAGATTCAGAGATTTTATTGCACTTTTTGTGCCCGAACCTCAACAACAACCAATTGCTAATGCAATTAAGAAAATCATGGATACAATTTTTTGTATCTTTGAGAAACTTGGTATCAATGCTCGTAAGTTTATTGAAAACTTCCTTAAAAGTATCATTAACAAGACTATTGCTGGTCCTCTTTGTGCCGCTGAACAGGCAACTGCTGCGTTAGTTTCTGCACTCCTAAAGGCACTTGATGGTCTACTTGAACCGATTATGGAGGGTATCAGTTGGTTGACTGGTGCTCTTGGAAAAGTCAGTGGTGCCTTGAGACAAGTATCTGCTTACGCAAACCAGATTCTAAGTTTCCTGGATTGTGACAAGTTAAGTTGCAGAAAAGTTACCGACTGGACTTCTGGTTGGGGACTTTCTACTCAACCAGCAAACAATCTTTCTAGTATGTTGGATAAGGTTTCCATCATGGATGGTCTTATCACAAATGGTCAGTCGATGACTCTCGATCAACTTGCTGCAGAAGGATCTAATTTCTCCTTCCTTACTATTGTTGGTGGAGAGTATGCTGGATTTATCGAGTGTAACAATAAGAGAGATAATCCTACATCGCAAGATGATATTGGTATCACTCCACCAGGATTTATTTTCCCCAAATGTATTCCACCAAAAGTTGAATTCGTTGGAGATGCCACTGTTGCAGCAGAAGGAGTGCCCATTGTTGCTGTGGATGGATCTATTCTTGCAGTTGTAATTACTAATCCTGGATCTTCATATGATGAAGCTCCTACAGTTGCTGTCATTGATAAGACTAACCATGGTGGTGGTGCGGATCTAGAGGCAATCCTCGATTCAAATGGAAGAGTTGTTAATGTTGTTATCAGAGATCCTGGATTTGGTTATTGTCAAACATCTCTTGGTGATGTTATTGGATTACCTGATCAATTGCCAGGTCCAACCACTGGCCAAACCGATCCTGATATAACTCCTCCAGTTATATCTGTTCTCACTCCACCAGATAATTCTGTTGGTGTTTCTACCTTAACTTGTTTCCAATTTGAGTTTAGTGAACCAATTCAAAGAGGATCTGGTAAAGTCACCATCATTGAGACATTATCCAATCAAGTTCATGATTCTATTGACGTAGTTGATAGGGATAAAGTAGAATTTGTTAACAGCAATACTATTAAAGTTTGTCCAACAACTCCACTTTCTCCAGAAACTGAGTATCATATCAATATTACTCAAGGGGCATTCACAGATAACAGTGGAAATCTCTATGCTGGTATTGCTAATACAACAACATATAATGTCACAACAACTGTCATTGCTGGAGTAAGTAGTGTTCCTGTTGGCATTGTTACCGATGTATATGTTGATCGCCCTGGTCTTGGATATACTGATGGTGACTTTGGTCAATATGGAAATTGTACTTTCGATTTCGTTTTGAATCCTCAAGGATCTATCATTGGTATTAAGAATCTTACTTGTACCGATAGATTCGAGACCCGCCCAGATATCACAATAAATACGAATACTGGGACGGGAGCAGATCTGTTAGCCGTTACTTCTTACAAACCAAACACGACCGTTATCACTACTACTCTTGGACCTGATGAACTCAAGGCAAGAGGAATTGCTATCATTAACAAAGTTCAATGTCCTGGACGATAAATGGCTGATCAACCCAAATACTATTTTAGACAATTTCCTGGATTCAGAACAACTTCTGGTGTCAAAATCACCAAGGGTGCTGATAAAGGAAAGACTACTGACTATGGAGTTATCACTGATAACGCCCAGGGTTATGTGTGGTATAAAGATGGAGTATCCAGACAAAGATGTCTCAAGACATCCATGGATCTTTGTGGTCAAAAATGTAAGAAAGATGAACCCGCAAAGATCATTCAAGCAGAGAACGGTGCAATCATTATTGAGGCACAGTATGGTGACGTTGTTATCAAAGGCAGAAACGTCAGAATTGAATCAACAGCAGATGATGGAGAGGTAACGATCCTCTCTGGTAAACACATTTATCTCAAGGCTGCTGTTACAAACATCAAAGGAACCACGGTCAATGTTCTTGCGTCTCATGATTTGAGAATGGGTGGTCAGTTTATCAATGCTAGTGCTGGTATTACTTTTGAAGCATCCACATTAACTGATTTCGTTAAGGCATCTTTCCTTGGAAAGTTGATGATCGGTATTCAGAGATTCACGGAGTTCTTAGAGTAATGGGATTTGTTACTCCTATCGGAATGGTTGGCGATAAGTTAATCGTCGGAGCCATTGATACTTCTTTTCTAGCCAGTGTTACTGCAGTTACCCCAGGAACAACAGTCCTGAATGGTCCTGTCTATGCTGGTGCTGCTTTTGGTGTTGGTGTTGCTCGAGCAACAGTAATGATTGGTCCACCTTTATCGGTATCTCTTCCAGCCTCACTTGAAGTTACTGGTATTACAAATATATTTGGCGTCCTTAATGTAATCTCTGTCAGTACATTTACTGGACTGACAACTAAACTTGGAACAACTATTAAAAATGCGTTGAGTCTCAAGAATGGCATTGACATTAAAAATGCTCTCAACCTTGGTAATGCAGCAGGTGTAGATAACGGTACACGAACTGTTAATGGTATCTTGGTCGTTAATGGTATTTTGAAAGCGAACGGAACTATCTCTACTCCTGCAATTACTGCGGCATTTGGTGCTTTTTCTTCAGTTGCTGCGCCTTTCAAACAGTTTGATATTCCTCATCCAACCAAACCTGGATATAGACTTAGACATACATGCCTTGAAGGTCCTGAGATTGGTGTGTATTGTAGAGGTGTTCTTGAAGGGAAAGATGTAATTGAACTTCCCGATTATTGGAGAGGACTGGTAAGGCAAGAATCTATCACAGTCAATTTGACTCCTAAAGAAATATATCAAGAGTTATACTATGAGATTATCGACTGGGGAACAAAAATCAAAGTCAAAAACAATGCTTCTGCTCCAGTAAATTGTAGTTATACAGTATATGGAGAAAGAAAGGACATCGAAAGAATCCAAGTTGAATATGAAGGGGAGGAAATAAACAATGGCGTATGATGATCTTACGGGGTTAGACGCTCCTAAACTTCTCGAAGACATGAACAATAAGGAGAAGGTTCCCCTTACTCCAAAAAAGATTGCTCAAGATTTGAGATCGGACTTTGGTAGTATCGAACGTCAAGTGGATCAGTTGACTGAACAATTGACAATTACTGATGCCATCCTCGACCAGTATGATGATCTGATTATCAAAGTAGATAATAAGATATTCAGTCCACAAGATTTCACTGCAGAAATCAATGCTGCTATTGATGCAGTATCTAATGCATACAAGGCAAGGATTGCTGCTGGATGTAGGAATGATCTTGCGTGGGTATTAGTAGAACAGGACAAGTTGTGGAATAAAGCATTTGGTGGTCAAGTAGATGTTTCTGTGTATGAGTGTAAGAAAGACCCTGCGACTAGAGTCCAACAGAATTACTATGGCGTAAAATACTATAAACGACCCAAAGATAGGGATTATGGTGCAAATGTCGTAGATCAGATTAGGAATGGTACTATTGACGCACTCACAACTGTTTTGGTGTTGTTTGATGAAAATGCTGGAGACTTCGTTGGTCTTGCTAGTACTGATGGTGTTGTCTGGTCTGCCCCTCAGGGAAGAAATACTGGAGTTTCTTCCATAATTACTATTGGTGATTTCATCACTGATGATCTCGATGATCCAAAGATCTTTACCACTGGCAATCTTCCCACAGTAGTTGGTTTAGGTACTACAAGTTACCCAGCAGAAAGAGTATCCGTCTCTGGATTTACTACTTCGGGTGAGTCTAGATTTTATGGTGACAATCAAACAGGAATCTTGACAACATACTCTATCGGTGATTTTATCTATGCTGATGGTGTATTTCCTAATGGAACTACTATTACTGGATTCGGAACTGCTTTATCCACTCAAACCATTATCGACGAGGTTGGAGTAACCACTTCAATTGAAATTGATATTGATTATGCAACAACCTCTCAGCCATCTATTGCTACTACTTCGGGACATATCCTTCAGGTAGGTATTGTTTCTACATATCCAGCAGTATTTCTAAGCACATTCACTCAAGTTGGTGGTGCGAACACTGGATTTACTATTGTTAGACCGCCAGAAATCGGTGGAATTACTTTCGATGAAAGCAAGAATCCTATTGATCCCGTTGAGATTGGTATGCTTGCATCGGGAAAGGTAGGTTTTGGGAATAAGATTGCCTTGGTAAACAATGGAGATTCACCTTCAACTAAATCTTGGCATGAAGTTAGAGAAGAACCTCAACCAGGTGTAGGTGCTGGATACATTGAACATTGGGAAGGTAATCTTCTTTGGCCTACTTTAGAGACAACTTCCATTTCTGGATATGCTGGATCTACTGCCATCTACTCTACTAGTATTAATTATGCTACTGAAGGTCAAAGAGTGACCGTAAATAGTGGTTCTGGAAGTACGGCTTCGAGTAAGATTGGAACGACTGGTGTTTCTCCTTTGTCTCCATCCAATTGTGCGGAACTTGATGCCGCCATTGCGTCTGCGGAATCTAACAGAGATGCAATAATCAGTGCCAATACTCCAAAAATCAACTATTATTGTGGTGTAACTCAAAGTCTGAGAGACCTCAGGGATGAGAAACAAACTCAAGCATGGTCATTCCTACAGGGGATTGGAAGTCTTAACGCCAAAAAGGCAGAGGACACTGCAAGAGCTGAACAAATGGAAAACATTGATTGGTCCGAATTTGAGTAATGGATGATCTGCAAAAATTGAAACTCTCCAAGCATCATGTTGAATGCTTGGAGATTCTTTTATGTGACAATGAGTGGTCTCATTATTTGAATAGTAGCCTGATCTCAATTAAGTATGAACTAGATCGACAGATTAATCTTTTGGAGAATGCCAATGGGAATGTATGATACAATTCGTTCTTCTTACGATCTTGGAGAAGATTTTACTGATGTGACTTTACAAACTAAGGATTTAGATTGTATAATGTCAGAGTACTGGTTGGATCCAGCTGGTAACTTATATGAAATTGATTTCACTGGTACTCAAACATTTGAGTGGAATGAAGATTCTGATACTTCTTTTCCTATTGTGCATTGGAAACCTAATGGAACTAACGGAGTCGTAAGGGCAACATCAGTGACCGACTATATAAGAGTGATTCCCGAAAAACTGGGAGTAGATTATTACCTAACACTTCATTTTGAAGATGGTAAATTGCAAAAACATTTTATAGAACATTGATGGAACCACAGAATACTCAGGCATTTGGTACTGAACTTTTGATGCAGAATGCTAATCTGCTTGCAAAAGATTTGTACGAGGCCACAGAGAGAATCAAACAACTTGAGAGACTTGTTACAGATCTTCGACGTGATGTCGATTCTCAGAAGTTTTTCATGGATCGACTACTAGATGAACATGAATGAAACAGCAGTAATTTATTCTAACGGAAGTCAAGAATGTGAGCGCATGGCAATGCTGCTCCGATCTTTAGGGGGAGAGTTCCATGAATATCTCCTCGGAGTTGACTTTAGTGACAAACAATTTCGTATGGAATTTGGATCTGAAGCAACGTATCCACAATGTGCTATCGGTCACAAACATATCGGCAGCATGAAAGAGACACTACAGTATATGAATGAACAGGGAATGTTTTTATGACTAAGAGAGAATTTATTGACAGTAATGGTAACTCCTGGGAGTGGGAAGAAACCTCCGAGGTTACCAAGGCAGTTGCCCGTCTTCATGAAGATATTCGCACTCGTGAAGCACGATACAAAAAGGAAGGGGTGGACACTTCAGAGAACTGACCCCTTGACGAATCCCGCCAGACACCGTATATTAGTATTGTTCAACACACAACCCCAATGAACGAAGAGTTTCTCACCCGTATCGTTGCCGACATCGAACGCAAGACGTTCTATCTTTATTCCAACGAGGGTGATTCTAAAGTGATGGAGTGTGAAACCTCCGAACAATTCCTTTCTGTACTTGATGTTTGCAAGAATCAGTGTCAAAATGGTGAGTTAGTATTTGCTCCTTGATAATATGGGAGCGTGGCGGAATCGGTAGACGCACCAGACTTAAAATCTGTTGGGCATTGTGCTCGTGGGGGTTCAAGTCCCCCCGCTCCCATATTAACTACATAGTATACAATAATTGCCACTATAGCTCAGCTGGATAGAGCAACGGTTTTGTAAACCGTAGGTCGTCGGTTCAAGTCCGACTCGTGGCTTTCCTCTTCGGAGGAATAGGTGGTG